ATAATCCTCTGCCTTGGGTAGAGACTATGATCAACGCACCTACGCACACTAACTTCTTTGAGAATCGTGCTACAGACTATGCTAAAGGTGCTTTATCGGGAAACTGGTCTGATGTTTGGGCAAACTGAAATTATCGGGAGAGAACGATGGCGACTAAGAAAAGAGACTATAAACGTGAGAATGAAGTAACAAAAAGTAAACCAGAGAATATTGCTAAACGTGTCGCACGTAATAAAGCACGGCGTATGTTTATGCGTGAGGGTCTGGTAAAGAAAGGTGATGGTAAGCACGTAGACCATAAGAAGCCTCTCAGTAAAGGTGGTAGCAATAAGCGTAGTAATCTGCGTGTTAAAGATGGACGTAAGAATAGTACATTTGCACGTAATCCTGATAAATCAATAAAGGCAAAAAGAAAGACCTAATGTTTCCATATCCATTCAAGATATTTCAAGAAGAACTTCCAGAAGATTTTTGTAAGCATGTTTTAGCTTTAGCTGAATCTGCTCAAAACGAAGAAGCTTCTGTATATGTTGAAGGGTTTTCTGAGTATCAAAAAGAAACACGTAACAATAAGGTAGCATGGTTAAATAACCCTGATATAATTGAATTGTTACAAATATATACTATGAAAGCTAACGAAGATTGTAATTGGAATTTTGATATTGGTGTATATGAAACACCTCAGTTGTCTACCTATGCTGAAGGTCAGTTCTATGATTGGCACATAGATACTGGAGTTGAACAAGACTATGATACTGTTGTAAGAAAACTTACTATTACTATTAATCTTAACGATAGTTATGAAGGTGGTAATTTTCAGATAGAACGATGGGGTAGTCCTAAGATAAAGAAAAGATACATCACTGTTAAAGGAATGAAAAGAACAGGAAGTATTCTTGTCTTTCCCTCCTTCCTACATCACAGAGTTACACCAGTTATTAAGGGATATAAAAAGTCTTTGACTTGTTGGTTTAGAGGACCACCATTTAGATAAAATAATTGTTGACACAATAAATCTTACGCTATATAATAATGAGGATAGTTGCTAGAAATAGGACTATCCTCTTTTTTATTTGTATTTGCTAAAAGAAAGGAATACACAATGAACGTAATTACAGTATCCCCACAGTTTGATCGTATGCGTAACTTTATGCTTGATGTAGATAAGTACTTTGAACCTCTAAATTATGTAGCACAAGCAGTATCAAACAGCGGTGCTTATCCTCCTCACAACCTCCACAAGAAAGATAATCAGTATATTCTTGAAATGGCTTTAGCTGGTTTTAGTAAAGACGATGTGGAAGTTGAAATAGCCCCTAACATCCTTACAATTAAAAGTGTTAAGAAGCCTGACGAATCCGAAAAAGATATTAACTATGCTTTTAAAGGTATAGCTAAGAGAGGGTTTCGTCGTGTCTTCTATCTTGCAGATCATATGCGTGTAGTATCTTGTAAGATGGATAATGGTATGCTTAATCTGGTAATTGAAAAGGAAGTACCTGAAGAACAAAAACCAAGAACAATAACTATAGAATAATAAGGAGCAGGGTTTGCCTATCAATAAGCTTCCAACTATTTACATCGGCTATGATCCTCGTGAACATGACTATGTTCGCGTACTAGATAAATCTATTCGTATGAATACCTCAGATACTTACAATATAGTCCCTATTGTACAGACTGAGGTTCGACGTGCAGGTTTATATTGGCGTAGTCCAAACATAGATAAAGATGGAAATAGGGTGGATGTTTTTGATAGCAAACCCTTCTCTACTGAATTTAGTTTTACACGTTTTCTTGTACCCTTTCTAAATCAAATGTCAGGTCTAGCTTTATTTATGGATGCTGACATGTTTGTTTCTTCAGACATTACAGAAATATTTGATGTATACGGTTCAGACAAAGAGAAAGCAATAAGCTGTGTGCAGCATATGCATGTACCTTCTGAAAAGACAAAGATGGATGGTATTGTACAGACAATATATAACAGGAAAAACTGGTCTTCTTTTGTTCTTTGGAATTGTGACCATCCTTGGATGAAACAATTAACTGTAGGAGATGTAAATACCAAGAGCGGTGGTTGGTTACATGCTTTTGAATGGATGGATATTTATCCTATTGGAAGTATTGAAGAAGAATGGAATTGGCTTGATGGTACGTCTCCAGAAGACCTGATTCCTAAGAACATTCACTTCACTACAGGTGGTCCTGTATATCCTGAATGGGTTGGTAAGAGAGACATAGATAATAAATACGCAGATGAATGGCGTGATTTTTTTAGTACAGTAGTTAAAGGATAATAATATAATGATTCGTTTTGTAACTTCATTTAGCCAAGATGGTTATGAACGGTATGCTAAGAACATGCTTGAGTCTGTCGTTGATAATTGGTATAAAGACCTACATCTTACAGCATACTACCATGACTGTGATAAAGAACTTGTTGATACGTTTCCACAGGCAGGTAATATTGAGTATCGCAATCTAAATGAAGTTCAAGATATGCTAGACTATCGTGAACGTATGAAAGCTTACGATGGTACTGCTAATGGCACAATCGCTTATAACTGGCGTATGGACGCTATCAAGTGGTGTCACAAGATTTACGCACTAACTACATATGCTCTTGAAATTGCAGATAAAGAAGCACAAGCAGGTTGGCTGTGTTGGCTTGATGCAGATACTGTAACTACTAAACCTTTATCACAGAGTAAATTAGAATCAATACTACCGGAAAGGTCAGAATTGGTACATCTCGGTCGTAAGGATGTAGACTACAGCGAAACATCTTTCATTGGTTTTAATCTTAACTATGACTCACCTATTTATTTGATTGCTGATCTACGCGGCTGTTATGATATTGGAGAAGTTGTATCTTATCGTGAATGGCATGATGGATTTATCTTTGAACGGCTACTAAAGATTTATACTGCACATGGTATGCGTGTACACAATCTAACACCTAACGTAGAGGGTTTAGCTGCTTTTCAAACATCACCTCTATCGCAGTACATGACGCACTACAAAGGCAACCTAAAGAATCAGCTATCCTCTACAGATGTATCTCCTGATGTTACTATGCCTCGTTATAGGCAGCTTGCAGACCTAGTTCGTACTTATGGTAGTGATACTATTGTAGAGGTTGGTACGTGGAATGGTGGACGTGCTGTTGAGATGTCACTAGCTTCCTTTGAAACAAAAGATAAGATACACTACATTGGCTTTGATCTATTTGAAGATGCTACAGAAGAGACAGATGTTCTTGAATTTAATGGTAAGCCACATAACTCTATTACAGCAGTAAGTAATAGACTGCAGCAGTTTGCTGATAAAATGAAAGAAAAGGGTAAAGATTTTACCTTTGAACTACATAAAGGGGATAGTAAAGAAACGCTGGTTAATGCTAAGGAAAGCATTGCTAATGCGAATTTTGCTTACATAGATGGGGGACATTCGGAAGAAACAGTAATTAACGATTACGAAAATCTAAAGCATTGTGATGTTATTGTCTTTAATAATTATTTTACTGAAGATGTTGATGGTAAGATGGTAGGTGAAGAAAATCAAAGCATCAACAGATTGGTACAGACCTTTGATAATCCTGATAGAGAAGGACGTTGTATTATTCTTCCTTCTCAAGATAGAGTAAAGGATGGTGGTGTTTCTCACCTAGCTTTACTACTACAAAAAGATGGTCTTCCTCCTATTCCAGAAACACTATCCAAAGTTCCCATCGTTGTTCGTCCTCGTGACTCAATGCCTAAAGAATATATCATTGACAGTATCAATAAGAATGTAGAACTAATTAATAACTGGGACTTTGTAAAGACATGTAAACCAAATGGGGAACATGCTATTATTGTATCTGCTGGTCCTTCTATTAATTATATGGAACTAAAACATATAATTAACGAAACAAAAGGTACAGTATTCTGCGTAAAACATTCTTATTCTAAACTGTTGCAGAATAATATTGATCCTTATGCTTGTGTTATTCTTGATCCACGTCCCATTGACGGTGTGTCTACACATGGTATTCTCCGTAAGGATTTGTTTAATCTGATTGACAATAAGACTAAATTTCTTGTAGCGTCAATGACAGATGTTAGTGTAACAAAATACTTACTTGATAAAACAGATCAAGTGTATGGGTGGCATGCTTTTTCAGAGGCAGTACAACAGGCTGCACAAGGTAAGTGGGAGATTGATAAACGTGCTAATATATCTCCTAATACAACCTTTGTAACTGGTGGTACTTGTTCAGCTATGCGAGCAATAGGAATGTCACATATTCTAGGGTTTAGAAACTTTCATCTATTTGGCTTTGATTGTAATATTCCTAATGTTACACCAGAAATGGAAAAAGACGAGACAGAAGACGGTAAGAAGAAGTATCTAAAGGTTGAAACAAATGGTGTACACTTCTGGACTACAGGTGAGTTGCTTGCTATGGCACAGGATTGTGAACGTCTATTTAGTAATAAAGACATTGATATGAACCTGACACTATATGGCGAAGGTACACTGGTATCTGAAGTATTCAAAGATACTTTTCATGCTGACAAAATTAACTTCAGAGAACTTCTTAAATAAATGTCAGAACAGTTAAACGAAAAGCAAGAGAAGTTTGCCCAAGCATACGTAATGTATCGTAATGCTACTGAGGCTGCTAAAGCTGCTGGATACTCTGGAAGGTCTGCACACAACCAAGGTAGCAGACTGTTAAAAATTGCTTCTGTAAAAGAAAGGATTGAAGACCTTGAAAAGGAAATGGAAACATCCATTGACTATGTGGCTGAAATTGAAAAGCAATATACGTATGCGACTAACAACAACCATACAAACTCTGCCCTTAAAGCACTTGAACTTCTTAGTAGGTTACGTTCTCCTACGGAGGAAGATGCACCTCAGACTATTGAGGAGTTGGAAAAAGATATTATCAATA